AATTTTTTAATTGCTCTGTCTCTTGCTTCGTACGCAGCTTTTTGTGTAAATGCAAAATATCCAACTTTATCAGGATCAGTTTGTTTTAAATAGTCATCAACTTTATTTAACAAAGTTGTTGTTTTACCTGTACCTGGTGGTCCCAATACTATTGTTCTCATTAATAAGGGTCTTTCGGTTTAAGTTCTTTTTGTGTATAATCATCTGTTTTTTTATCAAATTGTTTTACAACAAATACAGATATTCTTTCTTTGCTAATTCTTTTATCATCACAGTTGCATGTTTCTTTTAACATTTGTGCTGTACGTGAGTAGGGTACATCCCAACGTTTTCTAATTAAAAATTGATTATAAAATTTATCAAATATAAAATGATGATAGCCATCTTTTGTTAATACACCACCACGTTTTAAATCTTTAACATCAGATCCTATGTGTCTATCTAAACAAAATTCTTCTAAATGGTTTTGTAATTGATCTTGTGTAGTTACACCTTCTGGTGGATCTATTGGTTCGTGATTCTTCATTAGTGGATTTATTATCATGTCCCAATCTTTTGGTTTTACTGTTGGTGGTTTAAAGTCTAGCTGTTCCATGCATGCTTCCTGGAATAAACTTTGTTGTTTTAAAAATTTTACATTCTCCAAATGTAGTCGTTCTCCATCTACGTTTAGATAGTAATATGGTTTTTCTAATTTAATTTTTTGTAAGTCAGTTAGTGCAGGAAATACTATCTCTTCACCAATACCAAACTTTCTTTCTCTACATAATTTTTTATCACACAAATTACACATAGGTGTATCATTACATTTATAACCCCATTCTTTTTTATCGTGTTGACGTTTAATTATTTCTACTTCAGACTCACTAAGTGGCGTTGTTGATGCTGTTGCATTAAACAAAGTCATTTTACTTTTCCATTCTGCAGGCCATTTCTTTTTAGCGTACACACCAAAGTGAAACATAGAATTATTTCTTCCACCTTCTGGTATTTTATTCATTGCCATAAGTTCTATACATGGTGGTGCATCAGAGTATTCTGATTGTGGTCTTGTTATTTTAACAAAATCAAGATCGTATTGTTTTATTTCTTCATAAATTTTATAAAATTCTTCTAATGTTGCAGCAGAGCCATCTTCTTTAAATGCATAACGAGTAGTTTTATCACCACCAAAATATGGTAGATTTAAAAAATTACCTGTGTCATCTGCTGATTTTAATTGTATTTGTTTTGGAAAAACTTCTGATCCGCCGTATCCTAATAATGTTTTTATTTCTGTTAGTTTGTCTCTCATTCTTTCTGCTGATACGGGTTGATCTGTAAACAGAAAGACATGTGCCCCTCCACTCTTTGACCTACACACGGCCAAAGGCAATTTAAATTGTTTTATTTTATCTATTAATTTTTTGTGATCAAATCCTGCATATGAATCTATGTCTACACACCCCCATATACACTGATTGTCTTCGTCAATTGGTATGATACCTAAACTTTGTGTGCCATTTAAATGCATGGTCCACAGTTCCGTGGTCACTGGTTGACGTACTACAAATGATTGTCCCTTTAGCTTAACACCATTTTCTGCTGGTGCTGTAACTTTGGTACAGCCATGTGCACGCTCCAATCCTTTAAATATTTTTTCAAACATAATTTTTAAACGGGCGCCCCCACTCTCGCTTCAGCGCCCGTCTCCTAGGATTCGGTTAGTATGGTGAATCTGTTTTTGATTCGTCTGACCCGTGTTTAACTTCT